AACACGGGGCGCAAGGTGCTGGCCAAGGATCTGCAGCTGCAGGCCAAGCGGGAGGACAAGCCATGAAGCGCCCATGGAAGCCCGGGTATCCCAAGCACAGCGGCCCCCTGCCCGATCGCGGGGTGCTCGAGCGCGGGGCTGCCAGGGAGCTGCTGACCACCTGGGAGCTGACCCAGGACAAGGCCCTGGTGGACAAGCACCTGGCCCGCATGGACAAGGTCTACGGCAAGGGTGCCGAGGAGCGCATCCGGGCCTACATGAGAGAGATCAGACGGAATGAGCGCCTCAGTTAAACGACAAAAGCCGCCACAGGAGTGGTGGAATCTGCGCCGCCAGGTGTTTGCCCACTACGGCAAGCAATGCATGGCTTGCGGAACGACCGAGGGAAAGATGCACATTGACCACATCGTGCCGGTGCGTGACCGGCCAGATCTGGAGCTGGACTTCGACAACCTGCAGGTGCTGTGCTGGCGCTGCAATACGCGCAAGGGCCACCGGCATCAGATCGACTACAGGCAGGCGGTGTTGGGATGTCAGCCTTGATGGACAACATCGTGGACTTCAAGCTGCCCAGGCAGCCCCGTGTTCGGGAAAAGGATGCCCCGCCGGATCAGAGGAAGGTGGCCGTGCTGCCGTTCAGGGCCGTCTTTGACCAGAACCTGACCCACGGTGCGCTGCAGGTGCTTGCAGCTGTCTGCGCTTACTGCAACAGAGCTGGCATCACATGGGTCAGCCAGACCAGGCTGGCAAAGGAGCTGGGTATCAGCCAGCAGGCCGTGGCCAAGCAATTCAAGCAGCTGCGCGACAACGGCTACCTTGAGACCATCCGCAAAGGCTTCAAGGGCGAGCGCACCGACACCCTGCGGGTGATCTTCGACCCGTCCATCAAGGCCGAGGACGCCATCGCCATCACCTCAGCCCAGGAAGACACCAGGCCACCAGCTATCAAGGAGGAGCAGATGAAGGAAGAAGTAGACCGCCAAGGCCAGCAGCGCATCGCCCAGCTGGTGGCCAAGGCACTCAAAAACCCCGTAACCAAGAAGGAGTACCAGATGCCCAAATCAGGCGAAACCAGAGCCGTCAGAGAGATCAAGGAGGCCAACGCAAAGGCTAGATCCAGACGCTCCAGGGAGCCAGCCAATCACAATCCAGAGGTTGTAAATGGAGAGCAGGTTATCCACAGCTCAGAGGCTGCTCAAAAAAGCATCCATTCACAACCTAATCACAACCTGGAGGTTGTAGATAACACAGAGAACACAGGTATAGATAAGGTTAAGAGTAAGAGTATTAATACAGCTATAGGTGTTCTAGACAACCTGAGCGCAGAGCAGCGAGCCGAGGTCGCAGCCGCCGGCGTGACCGCTGCCGAGGCCAGCCAGGCGCTGCAGCTGCTGCTCGACGCCTACCGAGCCGAGGGCATCACGCCCAATCACGACCGCCTGGCAGCCGAGGTGATCAGCCTGGCAGATGCTGGCCGGATCCAATGATGCCCAGCAAGGCCTCTGGAAGCCCGCAGGAGCGCCGATCAGGGGCTGGTTGGTACATGGGTAGCATCACGCCCTCGCAGCGCCTTGTAGGGCCTGTGTCGCAAACCCAGACGAACGTATGGGAATTGGACAAGGGGGGTGCTTGGCGTGTCTGGAGCCAGGGGGGAGGGGCAGCGTGTGCCCAGGGAGCCAAAGGCCAACCATATGCGCGGGCGCATCGCGCAGGCGATACCGCGTGCGTTGCCGTGCGCGTGAAGGCACCCCTTGCCCCCCGCCCCTTGGCGTGTGCGAGCGGGGCCCTCGCCAAAATTTTCTTCACCTTTTCGACGACAATCTTTTTTAAGGAGAACGTAAATGGCTACTAACTACGAGATGCGCCCTGGACAGGGCTCTGCTTTCAAGAACGACAAGAAGACTGAGGACTGGCACCCTGCCTACAAGGGTAAGGTGATGCTGCCTGATGGGTCACTGCACTGGCTGGACATCACGCCCAAGAAGACCAAGGCTGGTGACACCTGGATTGCGGTGAAGGTGGGCAACCAGATTCAGGGTGCTGCCCAGCCGATGGACTCGCACAACCAGGCCAAGGGCAATGGGTATCAGCCGCAGAAGGAGGACGACAGTGACATCCCCTTCTGACGAGGACTTCATCCAAGCGTTTCCAGCGCACTTCAGTTTTAACCAGGGCATGACCCTGCGCGACTACTTTGCGGCCAAGGCGATGCTGCACTTCCTGCAGACCAGCGAGGAAGGCTATGACGAGGTTGCTGAGGACGCCTACTTGGTTGCCGACGCAATGCTGAGTGCCCGAGATGCCAAGACCTAAGTCCCGAGTCTCCGAGCAGATCCCGTCCCTGAAGAACTGGGGCGGGGTCAGGTCTGTCCAGCGCAGGCTGGAGCGCAGCAGCACCATCATGGCCAACCGTGAGGCTGTGGCTTATGCCTTGCTGTGCATGGCCAACACCAAGATCACTGATGTGATGACCTGGGGGGAGGATGGCCAGGTCAGGGTTAAGGCCGCATCGGACATTCCTGAGCACGCGCTGCAGGCGATCAAGACGATCCGCACGCGGGTGGACAAGGAAGGCAACAGCACGCTGGAGATTGAGCTGTACGACAAGGTGGGTGTGTTGCGTCTGCTGGCCAAGGCAAGCGGCCTCTTGGACAACCCGGACGACGGCAGCGACAAACCCAGCGTGATTGATGTGAATGTGGTGGCCCCGCCGCCGGAGGTATCTCATGACTGACATTGAAACCCTGCGAGCTGCTGCCGATCGGATCACGGCGCACAACGTGGCCCTGCGGAGCTTCCTGCTGCGCTTGCTTGACCCTGAAGACCTGGGTCATGCGGTGAGCCAGGAGGTGCGCCAAAAGGCCACGGTGCTGCTGTCCATGCAGAACATCTGCCCGCCGTGCAACAACCATTGCCGACAGGGCCGGGACTGCCCGAACAAATGAAGTACAGCTGCAAATGCTCGCCCCTGAGCGCCTTTCATTGGCGTGATCCTGACCGGCCCAGGCTCATTGATTGGTCTGATCTGAACAGGACGCAGGTGTCTTCCGCGCACTCCAGCGCGGTGGTCAATGCCAAGCGGGCTACCGGGGTGGATGTGGCCACGGTGCATGGCTTATCTAATAAGCAGCACCCGATGAAGCTCGACCCCAGACACTTCCACGTTTTTATGAAAGCGGTCACCAGCGATGGCAAGAACAAAAGAGCAAAGTGACAAGGCCGTGGCCATGTCTGGCCTGCGGCTGGACTTCAGCAAGTCCCCGGTCATCTACGATTTCATTCAGTCCAATGCCTTTGTCCAGGGCCTCATGGGGCCGGTGGGATCGGGCAAGTCCTACGGGTGCGCCTCAAAGATCTTCATCAAGGCCGTGCAGCAAAAGCCCAGCCCCGTGGACAACATCCGCTACAGCCGCTGGGCGGTGGTCAGGAACAGCTACCCCATGCTGAAGACCACCACCATCAAGACCTGGCTGGATCTGTTCCCCGAGGCCACTTTCGGGCCCATGCTGTGGACGCCGCCGATTACCCACCACATTCGGCTGCCGGCCCGCGATGGCGCTGCAGGCATTGACTGCGAGGTGATCTTCCTGGCCCTTGACCAGCCCAAGGACGTTAGAAAGCTGCTCTCGCTAGAGCTGACCGGGGCCTGGGTCAACGAGGCCAGAGAGCTGCCCAAGGCGGTGATCGACGGCCTGACTCACCGCGTTGGCCGCTACCCTACCAAGCGCGATGGCGGCGCTACCTGGCACGGCATCTGGATGGACACCAACCCGATGGACGATGACCACTGGTGGCACAACATGGCCGAGAAGGAAAAGATGTCCGGCCCCTATGCCTGGAAGTTCTGGAAGCAGCCAGGCGGTGTGATGGAGGCAGACCCCGACGCCCTGCCGGACAACCCCGAGGCCAATGATCATGTCTTCTCAGCGGGCAAGTGGTGGAAGGTCAACCCCAAAGCTGAGAACATCAACAACCTGCCAGGCGGCTACTACCCCCAGATGCTGCTGGGCAAGAACCTCGACTGGATCCGCTGCTACGCTGGAGGCTTGTATACCTATGTCCAGGAAGGCCGGCCTGTCTGGCCCGAGTACGAGGACAGCACCATGTCCGGCGACACCGAGGTAGACCCCACGGTGCCCATCCAGATCGGCCTGGACTTCGGCCTGACGCCTGCAGCCACGATCGGCCAGCGCCTGCCCAATGGCCGCTGGGTCATCCACAAAGAGATCGTCACCTTCGACATGGGCCTGGAGCGTTTTGGGC